TCCAAGGGGCGACCGTCAGCCAGGTCGATGACGAGGGCTTTTACGACATCTCGTACACGTGGGAGTACGACCAGGGCACGACGTTCTTCCCCGAGCCGCAGAGTCGAGACGTGCAGTATTGCACGCCGGTCATCGGCGTCGGCGGTCAACCCGTGCGGCCCCAGTACACCGTCCTCGTCGGGTACCAGGTCGGCAACCCCGAGACGGACAAGCCCATCATGGAGTGGCAACCGCTGTACGAGTACGGCAACCGCACCGCGGGCAACAACAACGACGGCCTTGGTTGGCAACTGCTGCCGGGTGCAAACCGGATCATCTAATGGCCGACCCTCGTCTCATCCTCGGAAAGATCATCGCCGTGCAAGGCACGTCGCCGGGCCGTGCGTCGACCATCTCGTACACGATCGCGGTGCACGACCCCAACACCGAGGGCGTGTTTACGCTCAATGGTCAACGGCCCGTGAAGCGGCTGCCCGACACCATCGACGTGGAGGCGTTTGTCGTCGGCGACATTGTGATCGGCAGCGTCGAGGCCAACCGCGTCCGGTGGCACTTCCAAGAGTTGCCCGCGTTCGCCGACTGCCCGACGCTGACGCCGCCCGCGCCCATCGTGTCGCCCGAGGACCCGTTCCGCGTGCCGCCGATTACGCCGTTCCCCAACGTCACCAACTACGCTCAAGCCGGTTCGTCCTCGTCCGCGCCGGCTCCGCCGCCGGTAGGAGATTGATTTATGGCCACCGTCTCGACCGTCCTGACGCCGATCAACACGCCCGAGGGCGGCACGTTCAACCCGTCGCAAGTGCTGTCGTCGATCAACAGCGGCTTGGTGTACGACGTGCTGGAGTACGCGACGATCCGGGCGCAGATTGACTTCCCATTGGACGCGACCATCGCGGGCACGATCAGCGTGCAGGGCAGCAATGACGGCGAGACCTGGTCGGCCATGCCGCAGGGTGCAATCGACTACAGCAGCGGCGGGCTCAAGGAACCGATCTACGTCGCGGGCATCCGCTACGTGCGGTTCCAGGTCACGGCCACGAGCGGCAGCGTCGAGTTCCGGCTGACCGTCACGGGCACGACCGGCGACGTGCTCGAGGTGCCAACGGCGGTCACGACTCGCGGGTACTACGGCGTCTTCACCGCCAACGCCGACCAGAGCATCGGCAACGCGACAGCCACGGAGGTGCTGTTCGACACGACCGAGGAGGCCACGGGCGTCAGTTTGGGCAGCCCGTTGAGCCGCGTCGTGGTCGCCAACGCGGGCACGTACAACTTCCAGTTCAGTGCTCAACTGCGGCACAGCAGCGGCGGCACCGAGCACGTCAGCGTTTGGTTTCGCCACAACGGCACCAACATCGCCAGAAGCAACACCGACTACGCCATCTCGGGCAACAACGCCGCCGAGGTCATGGCGTGGAATTTCGTCTACACCATGGCCGCGGGCGACTACTTCGAAATCGTCATGTCCGCCACGGACAGCGACATCACCCTTGACTACATCGCGGCGGCCACAAGCCCGACGCGACCGGCCACGCCAGCGGTGATTCTGACCGTCGTGCAGGCGTCGTCGGGCACGCCGGGTCCGACGGGAGCCACAGGGCCGACGGGTGCGACTGGCCCGACGGGGGCAACTGGGCCGACGGGTGCGACTGGCCCGACGGGGGCAACTGGGCCGACGGGTGCGACTGGCGCGACCGGCGCAACTGGCCCGACCGGGCCGACGGGTGCGACGGGAGCAACCGGTGCCACAGGACCGACTGGCCCGACCGGTGCGACCGGGCCGCAAGGCCCCGGCTTTATCTGGCAAGGAACGTGGGCATCCCTGCTCACGTACAACGTTGACGATACCGTGTACTACAACGGGTCGTCGTACATCTGCATCGCGTCAAGCACCAACAACATTCCGTCATCGTCGCCGACGTTCTGGTCGCTCGTAGCCCAGCAGGGAGCGACGGGACCAACTGGGCCGACCGGAGCGACCGGCCCGGCGGGAACAGGCAGCACCGCCGTCGTTGACGCGGCTGGCAAGATATACGCTTACCGCGGCTTTCGATAAGGACTCACCATGGCAGCGAATACCTCTCCGATCTTCGGCCTCACCAGCAAGACCAACGCCGTGGCGACCACGGGCACCGGCAGCACATCGCTTACCGCGCCGACGCAGTTGACCACGCTCTACACCGCAGGCACCGATGGCGGCATGTTCGTCGGTGCCAACTGCAAGTCGACCAACACGACCACGGCTGGCATGATTCGGTTCTGGCTTACGCCGAGCGGCGGCACGCGACGGCTTCTCGGCGAGGTCATCTCGCCGGCCGTGACACCATCGGGCACGGTGTCGTCCGCCGAGGTGCAGTACCTCGCGCCTCTTATGTCTCTGGTGAATGGCATGGAAGGCATGCCACTGGCCTCAGGCGATGTGGTCGAGGTCAACACGCACAACAACGAAACGTGGAACATCACCTGCATCGCGGTCAACTTCTGAGGCACCATGAATCGCGGCTACTTCGAGGTCAACGGGCGGACCAATACGGGGCTTTTCCTCCGCCGTGGCCGCATCCCACCGCCGCACATTCTCACCAGCACGCCGCACATCGGCAACATCATCGGCAACTACAGCATCGGCGGAGTGTCTCCCTCGACACTGACGACCGCATACGTGTATGGCACCAGCGGAACGGTGCGAGCCTTGCGGTTCATGCAGGACCGCGACAAGCAACTCCTCACCGAGATCTGGTACGCCACCGGCGCGAACACCGGAACGCCGACGGGAGCCTTGACAATCCAACTCCGGGCCGCGGATGCCACCGCGCCGACTCTCAAGGCCGGAACGCTCATCACCAGCCAATCGCACACGCCGACACAAAACTCGTGGAACCGAGTGGTGCTCACCACGCCGCAACAACTGAGCATCAACACGATCTACTACGTGGTCATTGGAGATGCCGCAGGCAACGCCACCAACTACTACCGCGTGTATGACAACACGGGTGGCGTGCTTGGTGCGTTGGGTGGCGTCGAGTCACGATTCTGGGCACCGATCAACACGACGAACGGCTTTAGCACCAACGGCACGCTCATCAACGGCGGCATGTGCATGATCCTCGGCTTTGCCGATGGGTCGTATCGCGGCATGTTGCATGCCGGCGGCGGCACACCAGCGAGCAACTCGCTCAAGCGTGGGTACTACCTGAGCAACTTCGAGACCGACATTGTGCTCGAAGGCATCAGCGTCGGCACCTCGACCAACTGGAACGGCATCGAGATCTTCGGCGGCGACCAAGCACCGTTCCAAACACCGTTGTACCGCGAGGTCATGAACGCCGACAATCGCGGCCTGTTGTTGGGATATCTCAATCAACCGTTCCGCATGCGCGTCGGCAACGCCTATCGCGTCGTCATGACGTTCAGCGGCAACTCGACGAGCCCCGGACAGATTGGCGTGGCGAACGCCACGACCGCCTTCCCCGCCAACGTCGGTTGGGCGTGGGGGTGTCGCGCGGATCCAACCATCGCCACCACCAGCAACGCTTGGAGCACCGGCGCAAAGACACTCGGCATCACCAACTACGGCATGCTGCTGATGGTGCGCCGCGTCATGGACCCGCGAACATGAACAGCCAGCGAGTGCTACAGGCCATCGCCACGTATCGGGTTGCCAACGGCGGCTCGATTCCGTCGCTCATCGTCATCGACACGGACAACGACACCATCGCATGTCACACCTTCGCCGATTTGGAGGCCAGCACCGATCCTGAATGGCGGCCAGTCTGGATCAACTACACCGTGCTGGTGGACTACTACAAGGACGACATTCCGCTCATTCTCGATTCTGTCAACCGCACCACGGTGCGCGACTATCTGTGGATACTGCTCGAGGCCGAAACTCGGCCATGACGGGTACACTGACACCGAACCCCAAGGAACCGAACCATGTCCGCAGCATTTCTCAACGCCGGTGCAACAGCCTTTGCCGCCGCCAACTGGTCCGACACCACCGGCTTCGTCGATGACGCCGAGTTGTACATCCAGTCGGGCACCCAGACCGTTACCGGCGACCTGACGCCAAGCCTTGCCAACGGCATCCAGAACCTCGACATCTTGTCGGGCTGGTCGGGCAACATCGGCGGGGCCAACGGTTCGCTCGCGGTCGAGACGCGTTCGAGCCTCATCAACCAGGTCACGCAGATTCCCCGCGTCCGGTACTACGCCTCGGGCGGCACGTTCTACTACACGCCGCAGGGTGCCGGTGCGGCCGCAAACGTCTGCGACTACTACCAGATCGCGGGCTCGGGCAACGGCTACCTGACCGGCACCGGCACCGTCAAGCGGCTGGAAAGCAACGGCGGTCGTCTGTACGTCGGCACCGCCGTCACCAGCGTGGCGACGTTCCGATGGATGTTCTCGGGCGGCACCGTCACCATCGACGGCGTCGTCGGCACGACCAAGGTGCACGCCCTGACGATCAGCGGCGGGCAGCACCTGCTCAAGCGTGGCGTGCAAGGCAGCACGATGGCCTCGACGGGGTTTGTCGAAGGGCTCAACGTCGCGGGCGGAGCCGTGACCATCGACGCCTACGCCGAGACGATTAGCGACCTGCGGCTTTACGGCGGGTACGTGACCGTGGTGAACTGCGGCGCCATCGCCGTCGTGTCCGGCTACTCGGGCACGCTCGACTTCTCCAAACTCCAGCGGCCCGTGACCGTGACGCTGCTGGAAGATTCGCCCGGGCTGACCGTCATCCCCTCGCGTCTGCTGACCATCACGACGCGGAACCCGATTGGCCCCGGTGCCAACGGCCTGACCTAAATGGCCAAGATCATCGCCATCGACGGACGGGTGCGGGCCGCCAACCGGCGGCTCGTCACAAACGCCCTCGGTGCGCCGTGCTGCTGTGCCGATACCGGCGTCATCTACGTCTTCGTCGAGTGTTGCGATCGCCTGCCGCGGTTCGTGCTGACCAAGGCGGCGATGGATGCCCTGCTCGCCCGGTGTGCGTTCTCGTCCGATCAGCCGACGGCCGTGGTTCGCCGGCCCGGGTCGGACGTGTGTTATTCGTACGACCCGGCCTATCGCACGCTGACGCGGGACCAGGCCGTCGCCCTTGGGTACGAGGTCATCGAGGATTCGACGCTGCTGCTCTGCGTCGATACCACGCGGCCTGATGGTGTCGCCAACCGATGCAACGCGGCACCTGAGGACTGCCGCCCGTGCCCGCGTCAGTGCTGCCTCATGCGAGTCTGGCGGGCTCGGTGTCCTGACCCCACGCGGGTCGAGACGCTGCCCAAGGCGAACGTCTGCTGCAACTACGGGCGGGTCGCACGGCGAACGCTGTACTACTCGCGTCGGTACGAGCGGTCGGACTACACCCTGCTCAACGCAAGCGGCTCGACCGACCCGTTTTGCCCGCCCGGCTGCTACGTGGACCTGCTGACCGCGAGGTACAGCACGGTCGATACTGGTCGTGAGGTCGCCCGATTTACGGCGTGCAACGACGACCTTGAGATTCCCGACGACGGCGGCTTTGAGTGCATCGAGGCCGAGCATCGGTCCACGGTCGAGTCGATCAATCGGCGATGGGCGTTCCTCAACCCACAGCCCAACGATTCCAGTTGCCTCACCTACGTCGATTCGCCGACGTTCGACGAGCAACGCTCTGCCGAGTGCCGCGACACCGCGCTTGTGCCCGGCGGATTCCCGGCACGGCTGCGGCGGACCATCCAACGCAACGCCGACGGCAGCGTCTGCAACATCCTCGACCGCGATGGCCCTGAGGAGTTTTGCCTCGACCGTTATCAGGCCACGTGCGTGACCGACATTCCCAACGTGAGCCGGGCGACCGTCACGACCACGTACCAATATGCGGTCGGCTGCCGCCAAGGGTCGTTCTTCTGGCTCCGCGAGGTCGAGGTGCGGCAACCCGACAACGTCGACCCGTCGTGCCCGCAGGCCGCAGGCGCCCTCATCTACCGCGAGCGGTACCAAGAGGAGTACACCTGGTCGATCGCAACCGAGCGGGCTGACGGGTGCCCGGTCAACGTCTGCGACGGCTACCAGCGCGAGGGCACGTACTCGACGTTCCCGACCGCACCCGGCGTCGTGACGCCTGCCGACGGCGCGTTTCTGTTCCTCTGACCATGGCGTGCGGCTGCTCCAACACCAGTGCCGCCGACCTGCGACCGACGCGGGCGGCCATGTGCCAGGCGTGTCCGTTCGCCGAGCGGCTGCCCAGCGGCAGCGCGATCACCTGCACCATCTCGGGCCGGTCGATTCTGACGGTTGTGCATGTAGAGGACGCGTGCCCAAGAAGGCGACACCCCGACCGCGATGGCCAAGTGCGATGGGCTGGCGCCGACTGGCTGGGCGTGCCCGAGCCGATCCGCTGGCGATTGGTCTGGGATCTAGGCCGCGAGCCGCAAGGGCTGGTCGGCTGCGGGTGCCTTGCGGCCGTCAAAGCCTCTAGGGCGGGCCCGTGGCTGGAACCCTGGCTGGAGGGGGTCCAAGCCCTGCGGACGCGGCTGGCGGGCTTTATGGGCGACTGGCGGGCAGCCATGGCCGCCGACGTCACGTTGACGCCGCACTGATTAGCAAACACAACCCTACCGACCCGTTCGGGTCCTGCTGACGATCTGCACAAATCGCGGGCGTGGACTGGACTGACCCGTGCGGTTTGCCGATAGACTTGTATATCAGTGGGGCAGCGAGCCCCGCGACCAGCACCGCGATGGAGACCAGCAATGACCGACCCGATCCTCAACGGAACCAATCCCGCCGCCGACCGCCGCCTCATGGAGGACGTCATGTCCGCGCCCGATCCGTTCGACGGCGGCTGCGCACACGACTGCGCCGACCGTCACGATACCCGTGGGCTGACCGAGGCCGACCTGTCGCGTGCCGACCGCCACGTGATCGCCATGTGCGAGTCGTCGTTCGAGTTGGGCTGGCTGCGCTGCTACCGCAAGGCCGAGGCGATCGTGGCTGACCTGCCGATCGACCCCAGCGTCAAGGCATCTGTGCTGCTCGCCATCATGGGTTTGCCAGGCAAGCCCTCGACCGACGCCGCCAAGGCGCACCGCCGCGACCAGGTCGAGATGCACCTGCGCATCGCGTTGGGTGCCTGATAGACTTCTCTCTCCTCCTCTGCGGCACCGGCCAACGCCGACGCCGCGGTTTCGCCCATCATCACCGCCGGACTCGTGGGCGACCGGCATGGAGAACATCAATGACCGTTCGCAAAATGACCGACCGTGCCTTTGGCGACTACGCCGCCGACAAAGACGTCAACGCCTCGGCCCTGAGGGCTGGCCGCAAGTCGATGCTGCACATGAAGGCCGTCATCGACGGCGTGGCCAAGGAGCCGTCGCCCGCGATGCTGCTCGGCTCGGCCTTGCACGCCGCCATTCTGGAGCCCGCCCGGTTCGGCGAGATGCTGCGCGTCGCTCCCGACGTTGACCGCCGCACCAAGGCGGGCAAGGAGGAGTACGCCGCGTTTGTGGCGTCGCTGCCGAAGAACGCCATCGTCCTGACCGCAGACGACTACAACGCCGTCCGCGATGCACAACTTGCCGTCAACGCCACCATGGTGCCAAACCTCATGGGTGCAGGCGAGTCCGAGGTGTCCGTCTACTGGGGCGAGCAGTGCGGCGACAAGGTGGTCGGATGCAAGGCCCGCATCGACTGGCTTGGTCACCTGGCGGGCCAGCCCGATCAGGGGCTCATCATCGACATCAAGACGACGCGCGACGCCAGCCCGGGTGCGTTCGCGCGGTCGGCAGCGTCGTACGGCTACCTGCACCAGGCTGCGTGGTACATGCGGGCCGCGGCTCGCCTCAACGCCACGGGGCAAGGCCCCAAGATCGCCGACTACTTCATGGTCGCGGTCGAGATGGAGCCCCCGTACGCCGTCGGCCTGTACCGGCTGTCGAGCGACGACCTGAGGGCCGCGGACCTCGACAACCTTGAGACACTGCAATGCTGGGCCGCCGCGTGCGAGGCCGACCAGTTCCCGGGCCCGACCGGCAGCACCATCCGCACCCTGAACGTGCCCGAGTGGGTGTTCCGCTCGGCCAATCCGACCGTGAGCAGCGTGCAGGACGACCTGCTCGACGGCGACATCACCATCCCTTTCTGAGGAGAACCCAATGACCAAGAAAACCACCAAGCAGCCGGAGTTGGACGACCTGTCGTTTCTCGCCGACGCCACGCCGAACCAGCCGGAGCCGGAGGCGACCAAGCCGGAGCCCAAGCCCGAGCCGGTGCCGGAGCCGGTGCCTATGCCCGTCATCAGGCCCGAGCCGCCGCCGGTGCTCGCCAAGGCCGAGGTGATGCCGCCGCCAACGCCGATCCGGTTCGGCCCTCGGGGCTTCGAGCCCGACACGTTCGAGGCCGTGCAACGCCTGTCGCGGTTCTACTTGGCGGGCGACGCCCTGCCCAAGTCCACGATGGCCGGGGCCCGCGACGCGACGGCTGTGCTTGCCCGCATCGGCATCATTCTGGAGCGTGGCAAGGCGCTCGGCCTGCCCGCGGGCACCGCCCTCGAAAGCATCACGATCATCAACGGGCGGGTGTGCCTCTGGGGAGACGCCATGCTCGGCATTGTCCTGGCACACGCCGACTGCGAAGGCGTCGAGTGCGTGATGCAGGGCACCGGCGACGACCGCTTCGTCGTCTGCACCGCCTACCGCCGCGGCCGCAAGGTGTCGCCGTCACGGTTTGGCGTGGCCGACGCCAAGCGGGCTGGCCTGTGGGGCAGGTCGGGCCCGTGGTCGTCCTACCCCGACCGCATGCTCCAGGCACGTGCTCGAGGCTTCGCCCTCCGCGACACGTGGGCGGACGTTCTGACGGGCACCAAGGTTGCCGAGGAGGTGCTCGACTACGACGAGAACCGCAACCACGCCGAGGGGCTGGCCGAGTTGATGGAGCGGCTTCGGGCAGGATAACGCGCCCATAGGGGCCGGTGGCGCGGGCTACGGCCGCAATAACCGCCCCAGCGACGAACGTGCGGACCTTCACCGCACGTCACTCCCCCGCGGTGTGCGGGCGTTCGCAACAAACACCTGGGACCGGCGATCGAAAGGCCGCCGGAGCCCATTGGAATGGCGCCAGAGCGTCCGTCGGCGGCACCGGCCCTCGTGTTGGGGGTCGGCCGCCGGCGGCTCTGGCGGGCATCCAGACGGCAAGGACGAATGACATGAAGACGATTCTGGCGACGATCAAGGGCACGACCTCTCTCCTCCAGCACCGCTTCGGCGAGAAGGCCGAAATCGCGGTGCAGGCCAACACCCGCCGCATGAAGGTCGAGGCGAACACGGCGACGCCGCGTGACGCCGCCGAGCAGGTGTCCTACCAGCGTGACGACGGCACGTTCTACTTCCCCGGTGCGGCGGTTGGCCGCCTGATCCGCGAGGCCGGTGGCGGCCACAAGATCAAGGGCAGCCGCAAGTCGGCGAAGTACGTGGTGCCCGCGGCGGTGCTGGTCATGGACGACACCGTGACCATCGCCGACGAGGACGGCAAGCCGGTGGGCGACTTCGAGGTGGACTCGCGTCCGGTCGTGATCCCGGCGACGAAGGGCCGCGTGATGCGGCACCGCCCGCGGTTCGATCGGTGGACGGCGAAGGTGACGATCCGCGTGAATGACGAGATTTTGGATCCCGATTTCGTGCATCGCCTGCTGGTCGAGGGCGGGCAGCAGATCGGGCTGGGCGACTTCCGGCCCGAGAAGGGCGGGCCGTTCGGCACGTTCATCGTGACGGAGTGGTCGGAGAAGTAAACAACGAGGCCGGGAGCGGCGGGGCGGGGCAGGGCTCGGCAAGGCGAGGCCAGGCGGGGCGGGGCAAGGCAAGGCAGGGCAAGGAACATCCGCAACGGCGAAAGCCGGGGCGGGTGGTTTGCGGCGGCGCGGGGCCGGGTGTGGTCTGGCTTGGCAGGGCTGGGCTTGGCGGGGCGTGGCAAGGCGAGGCGGGGCAAGGCACGGCAAGGAACATCCACCGCAGCGGAAGCGGCGGTGGGTGGTTTGGACGCGCGGCCAGGCGGGGCTGGGCAAGGCCGGGCGGGGCGGGGCACGGCATGGCAAGGCACGGCGAGGTCAGGCGGGGCGTGGCAGGGCAAGGCATGGAACATCCGCACGAGAGGAATCGCGTGCGGGTGGTTTGGACGCTGGGCTCGGCTCGGCGTGGCCTGGGACGGCCGGGCAGGGCTAGGTGCGGCACGGCGCGGCGCGGCAAGGCACGGAACATCCACCGCGGCGACAGCGGCGGTGGGTGGTTTGTTGGCGAGGCGGAGCCGGGCCCGGTCTGGCTTGGCCGGGCTGGGCTTGGCGTGGAAAGGCTTGGCAATGCGAGGCAAGGCACGGACGATCCGTCAGGCGAAAGCACGGCGGGTCGGTTGGGAGGTTCACATGGACGACGACTTGGAAGCCGTCGCGGTCAAGTTGGCCGCGACCAAGGAACGCGAGTACCAGCACGGCTGGCGGGCGTACGTCAACGGCGCCAAGAGGCCCGCGACGCATTGGGCGGCCGTCGGCTGGGACGAGGCCTGGCACGCGGACCAAGCGTGCTGGCGGCCGATTGAGTGGTCGCGGAATCGTTGGTGATTGGCCTTGCGTTATCGGCCGCGGGCCGGTATGCTGTGGGTGCAGACCCCCCAATAGAGACTCATGCAGACCTCATCGACATTCCGACCCCGCACCGTGCCTTGGCGTACTGCATGCGCCGGGGGTCTGCCACGGTGTCGGGTCGGGCTGTCGGAGAGCGGATATGTCCAACCTTGACATGACCGACGGAATCTACCGTCGCATCTACTCGGGTTTCATCAGTCACCCGAAGATCAACGCTCTGTCATGGATGGCCGAGGCATGGTTCTGGCGGCTCGTCGTGCTGGCGGACGACTACGGCAACCATCCGGCAAACTGGCGACTGTTGGCCGCCATTGCAAGCCCTGTGCGTGACATCTCCGCGGCTGAGGCCAAGGCCTTGACGGAGGAGTGCATCGCCCAATCGCTGGTCACCCTGTACGACCACGAGGGGCAGCCGTACCTGAACATCTCGGGCTTTACCAAGCGGCAGCCCGCCAACAAGAACGGGCGGCGGATTCAACGCTTCCCGATGAACGGCCCCGTGCCCACTGGGGAATCCGGGGGAATCCGGGTGAATCCGGGTGAATCCAAGGGAATCCGAGTGAATCCGGGTGAATCCGGGGGAATCCGGGGGAATCCAGTCCCTCCTATACCTACTCCTATTCCGATTCCAAATCCGACTCCTACTCCTACCTCGAGTCCAAGCGATCCGACGCCAACCGATGGCATCGGGCCGCGACCGATGACCATGGACGAGCGGCAGCAGGTCAGGCAGGGATTGATTCGCATTGGAGTCGATTCAGGGGCAGCACAGCAGGTAGCCCTGCACCCGCTGCTCACCCTTGCCATGGTCACGAGCAACATGAAGGCCGTGAAGAAGTCCAAGGGCGTCAAGTCGCAAGCCGCCGTGCTGCTGACCAGGCTGCGCCGTGAACTGGAGATTGCGGAATGACCAACCACGAACCAGCACGGCTCATCGGACCAATCTGGGACGACCAAGCCGCCAGCCGCGTCGCCGTCGCCATGTCCGCCATGGTCAGCGAGACGCTCAAGTTGTCCGCCATGCTCACGTCGCATGGCAAGGACCATCACGTGCTGTTGCAAATCGGTGACGTGTACCGGGCGATGGACGACGCCCTGGAGGCCATCGAACGCCTTGAAAAGCAGGTGCGGGCGGGCAGGGCGTCGGCCGAGGAACGGTTGGAAGTGGCGAAGGTGAAAGCAGGGCTGAGGCCCGAAGGAGAAAAGCAATGACCGAGGAAAACCTGTTCGACGACAGACCGTTGCAAGCCCGGATCGATGACGCGTGGCGCCGGTTTGCCGCCATCCGTCCCAAGTCGCCGATCGTCCGGCACGACTCGCCCATCACCTCGCGGTGCGTGGCCGAGCGGCTGGCCGAGTCCGACCGATTCCGCCTACGTCTTGAGGTGCTGCTGCAGGCCGTGTGCGACGCCGGCGACAACGGCATCATCGACGACGACCTGATCTGTGCGTTTCCCGACTGGCCGCCATCGAGCGTTACGGCGACCATGTCGCGGCTCCGCAACTGGGAACTGGTCAAGGCCGGGCCCGACACCAGGCCGACGCGGTACGGCAACCCCGCGCTGATCAACCGGGTATGGTGATACGATCGAATACCATGCCACGCAACCAGACGCCCGAGCCGCCGCGATCCGTGCAAGCCGTCATCATCGACATGGCGAGAGGCCTGCACCCCAAGGACATTCGGCGGCGGGCTCCGTGGATGAACCGGGCGAACGTCACGGCGTACCTGACGGGCAAGCCGATCCGAATGTCGGAGCGGGCCATCGACCAGATTATCGTGGCGATCTTGGATGCGAAAGGGAAGTTGTGACCCAAGGCGAAGGAGGCCGAATGACAGACGACGACACCATGGCTCTGCTTGCTCGCGTGCAATGGCTTGAAGCCGAGAATCAGCGGCTGATCGAGCGTGCGGCACAGGCCGAAGCCGACCGCGACACCCTCGCGGCGGAGGTCGAGGCGTGGCGAAAGTGGTTTGACCGAGAACCAGAAACAATCATCACCGAGCCTTTGGGGTGGCAAGATGTCATCAACAAGCGGGCCGCCACCGATGCGGCAAAGGCGATGGAGGAGAAGTGAGCGACGACTATCAAGATGCGGCAGGTATACCCGTCTCGCGACCGGCGGAAATCACGTACCTCCTGCGATGCCTGAGCGACGACTGCGAATGGCGAGCGTTTGAGGTCGAGGAATACATCAAGCAACTTGAAGCCGACCGCGACACGCTCGCGGCGGAGGTCAGGGCGTGGCGTGAGGCAAACGCAGCCGCAAAGGATCGTACTGGAAAACTGGCAATCGACCTCATCAATGACGATTGGTCGATATCGAAAGTTGGCGCGGCATTGAACCGCACTGTCAGTTCGGGTGCCCTGACGCGGGCGAAGGAGGCCAAGTGAAGAAGGCCATGACCGCCCGCCAGTATCCGACTGACATGGACCGCGTGCCGCTATCCGAAGTTGTGCTGCTGCGGCTGGCACCGATCACCGATCCGGCCATCCCGCGTCTGGTCGAGTCGATCGTGCGGACGCTGCGGGCGGTCGAGGCCGAGCACCGGCGAGCAACACGCGACGAACGTCGAGAGGTGACGTTGTGGACGAAGAAGGCCAAGTGACCCAGTACACTGGTGCATGGGCCGAGCCGAGAACAACGTTACGAAGCAGGTGCGGCTCGCCATCACCCAAATGGGCGACCGGGCAGCGTTCGTCCGCGTCCAGGCCGGCACGTTTACCATCGCCGACCGCCTCATCCGTGGCGCCGAGGCGGGCACGGCCGACCTGATCGGCGTCTACCGCGGCGTGCCCGTAGCCATGGAAATCAAGACCGACACAGGCCGCCAGACCGCCACGCAGCGGGACTGGGCGGAACGCTGGGAAGCGGCGGGCGGCGTCTACCGGGTGATCCGGGGCTACAACGACGCCCTGTGGCTGTTCACGGAACTGGACACCAGGCTCGACCGCTTGGGAGGCACGTAACCAGTGCCCAAGATCCGCGCCCATTCCCCGGAATCGGCGTGGGTCCCGTCCCTTGACGCCTGCCGCACCAAGACCACCGACAGGAAGCACCAGGTCGAACGCCGCAAGGCCGAGGCGAAGGCCAAGGCACGGGTCAAGGCCATGCCCATCGGGCAGCCCGTGGAGGCCGTCTGGAAGACGATGGGCGGCAAGCAGTACGTCAGGAGGGGCACGCTGCTCGCGTGCGTCCCGTGGCATCCAGAGCCGTCTGTGCTGGTCGCCACCATCCTGCTCGATGACGGGCAGACGCTGCGGGTGGACGCGACCAGACTGAGGCGGGCAAAGTCGGTACACTGACCGCATGACGAACCGAGCAACACTGTGGTCCGCCGTCGCCATCGCTTTCGCGGTGGCGTCGGCTTGTGGGTGCAAGGGCAAGGCGGCAGCGTCCGCGTCGGGTGGCGGCCTTCCGGCCGCGACGCAGGCGACCAAGGCCGCCGCCGTGGAAGTTCGGGGTGCCGCGGCAACGATCGACACCGCAAACCGCAGGATCGAGGCCGCGGCACCCGCTCTCTCAACCGAGACCCAAACCATCGCCACGGGCGTCGCGCGGCTCAACAGCGTGGCAGGCACGCTTGAAGCCACCGGCACCGGCATCGCCGCCGGAGCCGAGCAACTGGCCAAGGCCGAGGCGGACCTCGCCGACGCCCGCAAGCGGATCGCCGACCTTGAGGAGGCCAAGGACGGGTTGCTATCGCGGCTGCTGACGTTTGGTGCCGTCGCGGGCCTCGGGCTTGCCGTCGTGGGCGGCGTCTGGCTGCGGTCGATCAACGCCGTGGTGACGGGCCTTGGCATCTTTGCGGCGTGTGTGGCGGGCCAGTGGATCATCGCGTACCGCGCGGCCATCGCCATCACGGGCCTGGTGCTGGTCGGCCTGGTGCTCGGCTGGAAACTGCTCAAGGAGCACTTGGCGGCCCAGCAACTGGTCACCACAATCGAGGCGGGCAAGGGGACCATCGCCGACTGGCAAGCATTCGCGTCGGTGGCGAACAGCGTGCAGAACAAGTACACCCGTCGCGTGGTCGACCAGGTGCAGAAGTCCTTGGGCATCAAGAAGGCGGCTAAGCCATGAGCGAGTCCATTACGGTCGATGCGAACAAGCACATCGTCGGCAAGGGCACGCCGGGCCAGTGGATCGCGGGCGGCGCCACGCTGCTGACGGTGGCGGCGGTCATGTACGACGCGAGGGTGACAGCCGCCCGTGCCCTCGAGTTGGCGAACAAGGCGGTCGAGGCCACGGCGGCGACACAGGCCAAGGTCGACGGGGCGCTGATCGAACTTGGCTCTAGGCTGGGCCGGATTGAGGGCCTGCTCGAGGCGATCAGGGCCGAGAAGCGGGGCGGCTGATACAGTTTGGTCATGACAGTCGAGCCGACGATTGTGGGATCAAGGGCCATCGTGCCCGCATCGACCGAGCCGGCGACGACCGACTCCGGGCTCCTGGCTGATCCGCACCATGCTCATGAGGACGCCCGCATGGTGGCCCGGGCCCTCAAACACCGGTGGCCCATCCCTGAGCACATGCGGCCCAAGATCGTCGATCGGCTGGTTGACATCGCCACGGCGAGCCCGGACGACTCCGACGCCATCAAGGCGGCGAGCGTGCTGCGGACCATGGACGGCGACAACCTGACGGCCGAGATTGAGGCCGAGAAGAACGCCCGGATCGACGCCGGCAAGCCGACGCAGGCGGTCCAGATGTACGGCAAGCGGGCCCCCATCGACGAGGTGTGATGGACTACGAACCGTTCGGCGCGGCTTTGGCCGTGTGGAAGAGCAAGTCGCCCGAGGTGCTGGTGCCGGGCCCGGCGGGCACGGGCAAGACCCGCGCGATTCTTGAGAAGGTGCACCTGTACCTGCTCAAGTACCCCAAGACCCGCGGGCTGATCGTCCGCAAGACGCGGGCGTCGATGACCGAGAGCGTGCTAGTGACATTCGAGGGCAAGGTGGTGCAGGCCGGGTGCACGCTGACCAACCAGGCACGACGCACCAGGTCGGCGTACGACTACGACAATGGCTCGACGCTGGTGGTCGGCGGGCTTGACAACCCCGACCGGATCATGAGCACCGAGTACGACCTGATCGCGGCGTTCGAGGCCACCGAGTTGAGCGAGGACGATTGGGAGAAGTTGACCACGCGCCTCCGCAACGGCAAGGGCCCGTATCACCAGATCATCGCCGACTGCAACCCCGCGGCACCGTCGCACTGGCTCAAGCGGCGGGCCGACCGCGGGCAAATGGCCGTGTTCGAGTCGCGGCACAAGGACAACCCCATGCTGTGGGACGAGGCCAAGAACGACTGGACGCCGGCGGGCCAGAAGTACATCGCCACGCTGCAGTCGCTGAGCGGGCATCGCCGTGCCCGGCTGCTCGACGGGCGTTGGGCCGCGGCCGAGGGTCTGGTCTACCCCGAGTTTGACCCGACCATCCACGTGGTCAAGGCCATGCCGCCGGGCTGGGAAGCGTGGCCCAAGATCAGGTCTATCGACTTCGGGTACGTCCACCCGTTCGTCTGCCAGTGGTGGGCGGTTGACGGCGACGGGCGGATGTACCTGTACCGCGAGGTGTACCGGTCGAAGCGGACGGTCGCCGACCACGCGAGGCAGATCGTCGCCCTGTCCGCCAGCGAGACGTACCTAGCCACGGTGACCGACCACGACGCCGAGGACCGGGCCACGCTCGCGTCGGCTGGCATCCAGACCGTGGCGGCGAACAAGGACCACCGGACGGGCCGCGACTCGGTGCACGGGCGGCTCTTGGTGCAAGGCGACGGCCGGCCACGGCTGTACCTGCTCGACGGCTGCACGGTCGAGACGGACGCGGACCTGTACAACGCCAAGCGGCCGACCTCGACACTCGCCGAGTTCGACGCGTACTGCTACCCGCCTGGTCAGGACGGCAAGGCGGCCAAGGAAGAGCCGATCAAGGCCAACGACGACGGCCTCGACGCGCTGCGATACGCGTGCATGTACTTCGACGGGCCCAAGGCGTCGATGGGCGCATGGGTCGGGCGTGTCGCCGACGCGGGTACACTGGATGAGGCGACCGAATCACGCGGCTGGGCATGAACACCATGGCAAAGCGAACCACCAAGAAGGCGATTGAACCCGACCAGCGCGAGATTCCCGGCGCGTGGGTGTCGGCATCGCTCATCCCGGGCGAGTCGTCGACCTCGTACAACAACCAGAACACGGGCCGCGACTACGAACTGGTCACGCGCGGCATCACGGGCACGGCCTACCGGGCGGCGACGATCAACGCGACGGTGCTGGCCGGGCAGACGCTGCGGCTGTTCCGCAAGACCGGCACGGGCATCGCCAAGGCCGGCCGCAAGGTGGCCGACAAGCGGATCGTCAAGCACGCGACCAACCGCGGTCGGGTCAAGTCGCTCATCGGCAAGGCGGCCACGTACGCCAACCGGGCCGGCGACCAGGTGGAGGAGGTGCTAGACCACCCGGTGCTCGACCTGCTCCAGAACCCGGACCCGATCTACACCGGCAGCATGTGGATGCACATGCTGTTCTGGTTCAAGGAGGTGTCGGGACGCGCGTACCTCTACGTGGGCGAGAAGGTCAACGGCGTGCCGGTGTCGGCGTACATCCTGCCCAGCCAGTTCGCCTGGCCGATGCTGTCCGACACGGGCTTCATTGCCGGGTACTACTACGGCAGGAATCGGTCGGACCCCATGCGGATCGCGGCCGAGGACGTGGTGTACCTGCGGCAGCACGGCAGCCCAGTGCACCCCGCGGGCGGCATGTCCTGGCTGTTCAGCGTCATGGCCGAGACTGACATGGAAGCCGCGGCCCTCCAGGCTGAGGCCCAGCGGTGGCTCAACGGCGGCATGCCGGGCATGGTGTTCAAGGCGGCCCCGACCACGACGGACGCCCAAATGCGGCAGATCAACGCCCACCTCAACCAGAGCACACGCGGCGTCGGCAAGGCGGGGTCGATCCTGCTGCTGCGTGACACGGAGTTGATCCAGTACGGCACCAAGCCTCACGAGATGCAATACGTCGAGGGCATCACCACGACCGAGAAGCGGATCTACGACGCGGCGGGCATCCCCGAGCCGATCTACCGGCTCAACTCGGCCAACCTCGCGTCGGCGACGGTGGCGAACGCTCAGTACATGCGGTACACGATCGCTCCGCGGCTGGCGACGCTCGCGGGCGAACTGACCGAACTGCTGCTCCCCCACTACGGCGTCGAACCCGGCGAGATGTGGTTCTGCTTCGACGACCCGACGCAGGACGACCAGATCGCCTTGGCGACGGAACTGCGGGCGGCCGAGGCGCAGGGCATCATCACGCCCAACGAGTACCGCGCGGTGATGGACCTCGAGGCGCTGCCGGACGAGGCGAACCTCATGCGGTACCGCCAGACCGAGGCACCGGCCCCGATGGGCATCTTCGGCGGCGGCATGCCGACCCCGGCGAAGGCCGAGGACATGCCCAGCGAGGACGTTGGCGAGGCGTCGGTGGACGTCGAGCAGCCGACCCCCGAAGACGCCCCCGAAGTCACCCCCGAAGACGCCCCCGAAGTCGAGGCCAAGTCGATGGCGACCAAGCCATGCGACCGACCCCGCGTTCCCCGCAAGTACAAGGCCGCGACGCTGTGGGACGAGGCGACCGGCGTGCCGACCGTGGGCAGTTCGCTGTTCCGCCGATTCCTGTCGGCGTTGACCGGCTGGTACACGACGGCCGTGCCGAGCATGATCGACGACACCGGCATCGTGCAGATGCCCGACAATGCCGCCATCGCGGACCTCAACAAGATCGCCGATCGGTTCGTCGCCGACATGCTGCGAACGGGTGCGATGGACGGCCTCGCCAAGATCGGCATGGACCCCGACGACGGCGCGTTCAACGTCGCCAGCGAGACGGCCATGTCGTACGTCCGCAACCGCGGCCTCGAACTGGCCAAGACGATCCCCGAAACGCTCAAGGGCCACGTGGCCGTCGCCATCGAGAAGCAACTGGCCGCGGGCACCAGCATCGCCGACCTGCGCGACGCCATCCGCGAGGTGGCCCCCGACCTCACTGAGTGGCAGGCCGTTCGCATCGCCAGGACCGAGACGGCCATGGCGTACTGCGAGGGCAACCGCCAAGCATGGGAACAGCAAGGCGTGGCGACCAAGGCGTGGAGCGTCGCGGGCGGCCCGTGCCCCATCTGCGAGGGCATCGGCGAGGCCTACCCCAACGACATTCCGATTGGCGAAGCGTTCTCCACGGGCAGCGGCTCGTGGCAGGCCCCGCCCGCACACCCGAACTGCCGGTGCGACCTGCTGCCCGGCGTGGAGTACGTCGATGACGAGTGACCGTGCAACCCAGATCGTTCAGGCCATCCGCCGCCGGGCCGTCGCTACCGGCGTCCTGACCAAGGCCGACAGCCCGATTGGCGTGATGGCTGGCAAGCAGACCTACCACGCCAAGGCCAAGGTCAAGCAGGCCGCGGGGCAACCCCTTGAGGTCATCTGCTACGCCTCGACGGCGGCGGTGGACCTGGAGCAGGAGGTGGTGCTGCCCAGCGGCTGCGACATGCAGACCTACCTGGGCGTGAACCGCAACCTGTTCGTGGACCACAACTACGACGTCTGCTCGGCCGTGGCCACGGTTCGGAGCATGTCGCTCACGCCGTCGGGCTGGTTGTGCCACGGGGTGTTCCACGACGACATGACCAACCCGTACGTGCGGGCGTGCGTGGCGCTGGCCAAGGCGGGCACGCTGGCCATGTCCATCGGCTTCGAGGCCCTTGAGTGGGGTGCTCCGACAGCCGCCGAGACCGTGGCGTACCCCGGCATCGAGTCGATCGTCCGCCGGTGCAAGGTGCTCGAGGTGTCGTACACCGCCCTGCCCATGAACGTGACGTGCCGCATGGTGTCGGGCGGCGGCCGCGACATGGCGGCCAGCGACAAGAGCCGCAAGGCCCTTCTGGAGGCCAAGGTGCCCGACCGCGTGATGGCCGACTTCGGGGTGCGGGCCGTGCGAACGATCGTCCTGCGGTGACGCGGGTACACTGACGACGCATTCCCTCCTTCTCCCTGCCAGCGATGCGACGGCACGCTGGCGGGCTTCAACCGAATACACCTGCAAACGGCAGGTATCGCACGCCGGCCCGAGTGTTTCGCGCCGCGTGCCGTGCCGAGTCCGAGCAGAGAACACCATCTCCGCGGCCACGCCGCGAAAGGTTCTCATGCTCACTCGCAAGACTCTCATTGACTCGCTCAAGGCCAACGGCCTGACCGGCGAAGTCACCATCGACTCCGCCAAGGCGTACATCGCCAAGTTGGATGCCGATGGCATCAAGTTCACCGACGCCGACGGCGCTGCCATCGACGTTGACTCCGTGTGGTCTACGTTCTCGGCGGTCAAGGTCGCCGACGATGTGGCCTCCGTGAAGGGCAGCAAGGCCCCGCACGCGGCCATTGCCGACAACGACGAGCCCGTGAGCGGAGGCACCCCGCAGCGGTTCAGCATCGGCAGCAGCATCAAGAAGGCGTACGCCGCGAAGATCAAGAGCGGCCGCGCCGTGTTCCACGACGCCGATCAGGCCGAGGCCTTTGGTTCGTGGGCCCGCCTCGCCCTCCTCGGCACCTACGACTACGGCTCCCAGAAGCGTGCCGACATCGACATCTGCCGCAAGGCGCAAGTGGAGTTCAACAACCAGTTGGGCGGCGCGCTCGTCCCCATCGAGTTCCTCCCCAACCTCGTCTGGCTGACCGAGCAGTACGGCATTGCCCGCAAGATCGCCAACGTGGTGCCGATGAGCCGCGACGTGATGACGGTGCCCCGCAAGACGGGTCTCGCGTCGATGGTCCCCGTGGCCGAAACCGGCACGATGACCCCGGCGGACAACTCGTACAACAACGTCACCCTGACGGCCAAGAAGTACGGC